AACTTCGTAAAGTTTTAATTCCTTATTGCAAAGGAAAGAAAGCTTTACTTGATGATGTAAAAGATATTTGGAATAGTGCAATTCCACAACCTCAAAAAGTTAATAATCAAATAGTTAAAATGATTTTACCAAAACATTTTGAGGAATTTGCACGCTTGTGCATTAAGGAAAACGGTTAATGTTCAAAAATAAATATAGTCTGATTTTCAACTACAATAAATCTGCTGAAAATTCAGACGCAACTCAACTTGAACAAACAAATCAGAATACAGGTGATACCTCTACCGATTCAACTGAGGGTAATTCTGATAAATTGTTTACTCAAGAAGAGGTTAATAAAGTAGTCTCAAAACGTGTAAAAGAAGTTCAAAAAAAGTTCAGTGATTATGACACAATTAAATCACAAGTTGAAGAATTACAGATTAAGTTGGAACACCTAAACAAACAAAATAAGCGATTATCTGAACAATATGAAACTGAAGTATATACAAGCAATTTACGGGAATCAGCCAGAGAATTAAATCTTGATTATGAACTTGCTTTGAAGCATATTGAAAAAGATAAGGTCATTTTCGTTGAAGGTAAACCAACTAATTTAAAGGAACTATTGCAAGCACAAATTGAGAAATTTCCTCAACTTGTTAAAAAGACTGTTGTAACTCCTGATACTGTAGTTGTTCAAACTGAACAAAAAAAGTTTTCTTTACACAATAAACAAAATGTAACATTTTTCAATGGTAGTGGACTAAGACTAAATACTACTACTAAGGAATCTAATTAAATGGCTATTACTATTACTTCAGATCTGAATGGGCTTTATAATCAGATCTACGAACGTGCTTTGTTTGTTCTTCGTGAATCAAATCTAATGGTTCAGTTGGTTAGCAACTACAGCGCTAACAATTTCTACACACGTAACATTACTACACGACCACAGTTGACTGTGGAAACGACTACCGAAGGTGTGGACTATGCAAATGCTCAAAGCTTCGGTAAAACTCTAGTCGGTTCGTTAACACCTCAAGAACGTATTGCTCAGGTTGTGATCACTGATATTGAATTGATGAATGATCCTGATAATACTATGCAGGATGCTAGTCAGGAATTGGGTGCAAGTATGGCCGCTAAGGTTGATACTGACTTGATTGGTGTTTTTAGCAGCTTTAGCACTGACATTGGTAGTGCTGGTACTAGTGCAACGCTTTCAAAGATTGCAGCAGGCATTAGCATTCTTCAAACTCGCTTTGCTTTGCAAGATGGTATTATTAATGTCGTCTTGCATCCGTATGCTTGGCATGACATTTGGGTTTTGTTAGGTCAACCTACTGCTAATCAAGCACTGTTGGGTGATTTGGCTAATCAAGCTTTGAAGGATTATTACGTAGGCAACTTTGTCAATGCACGTTGGTTCACAAGTGCTAATATTTCTGTTAATGCAAACGATGACGTTGTAAATGGTATCTTTACCCAATCGGCCATTGCATTTGACAGTCGTATTAGTCCCTATATGGAAAACGAACGGGACGCTAGTCTACGTGCAACTGAAATGAACTTTGTCAGTGCTTACGCTGTTGGTTTGGGTAAACGTCCAACGTTGGGTGTAAAGTATACTTGTGACGCTTCAACCCCTAGCTAATCAAATAACAATCACATAAAAGGAGGTATATTAGCTCTAATCGATAAAGGATTCTTATAAAATGTTTGGTGCAAATAACACTAAAACTCTTACGGCTTATCTTGATCATGATCCTGCTCCTGATGACGATTTGTACGTCTTCAAAGCTCCACAACAACTTGAGATTGTTTCTGCTTCATTCACTTGTAACAATGCCGTTGCTGCATCTACTGCAAACTACTTTGATCTTGCTCTGTACAATGGTGGTACGGCTGGAACAGCTACAACTGCTATTGCTGGAACAATTGGTGGTACTGTTGGTTGGTCTGCACTTACGCCAAAAGATTTCACCGTTAGTAATGGTACAGTGACCGCTAATCAGGTGGTTTATCTTCGTTATAATGAGGAAGGTACTGGTACGTTTACTGCTGGTGTGCTACAGATTAATTACCTTCTAGGTCAAGCCTAATTCAAAAAATTGACCTAAGATTCGTTTGAAATTCACTTAGAGGTATAAATAGACCTTTGTCTTATTTTCGTTGATTCTACAAAAAATCGTCTAATAAGTACTCTGGAAATTTTGCTATTAATTTAAAAATCTGAGGTATTAAATGGCTGTACGTAATGGTATGACTGAACTTGTAACACAATTTAGAAGCTACTTGCAAGAATCAGGTACAGCTATCTTTACTGACGATAGAGTACAACAACTATTAGACAATAATTCTTCGTATTTTTATGAAGACTACCTTCAAAGAGTGCCGACCAAACTAAATGGATCAATTACGTATTTTGAATATCTTTCAAGCTATCAATATCTTGAAGGTACAGCTTCAAGTACTGTAAGAATTTACAATGGGAATGGTACAGCAGTAACCAATTATTCTAGTGATTTTATCAACGGTAAATTTACCTTTAATACTGACACTAGAGGTACTGTGTATTATATGGACGGTAGAAATTTTAATTTCTTCAAAGCTGTAAGTGAAGGTTGGAAAGAAAAAGCTTCGTACTATTCTACACAATTTGATTTTGAAGTTGAAGGAAGAAAGTATAAAAAATCTCAAGTAGTTAAACAATGCTTGGATATGGCTAAAGAGTTTGATGCAAAAGCTTCTGCTGTAATGCACTCAATTGATAGAGGTGATTTGTGTTAAGTGCTTACGATTTTCAATTCATGATTGCAACAGAAAATCAAGCAATGTCTTCAACTGCTACTATCTACAGACCAACTACGTCACCAGGAGCATTAGGCAACACAATTGAGCAATGGGTAAATGTCGGTACTTGCAGTTGTGATATTTGGCCTATTAATAAAAACAATCCTGAACGTTCTTCAGGTAATCAAGAGTTGGCGTTAGGTGAATTTTTTATCTCTGTTCCCTACAATACGGATGTTCAATTAATTGATGTTCTTGAAATTGATTCAAAGACGTATGAAGTAACCTTTGTACCTTTGGGTCAATCTTGGTTAACAAACTTGAGATTAGAAGCACGTAATTATAATAACCAATCGCTATTTACCAATTATATTGAACCAAACTTTTTAGCATTAGAAAATAACATTATTCTTGGTTAAAGGAGTTATAAAATGCAATTTAATTCAGGTTTGGGATACCCCGTTGAGATTGGAATTGACGATAACGGTAATTTTAAAGTTGGTCAAATCACTTTACCATCAACAATTTATAATGGACAAAAAACAGTTACTACAGCAGGTACTCGTGTAGTTTTAGCCACTTCACAAGTCTTGACAAGTGGGGTAACGGTTAAAGCAATGTCTACTAATACAGGCATTATATTTGTAGGTAATTCAGGTGTTACCTCTAGCAATGGCTTTCGTCTATCTGCGAGTGCAGAAGTATTCATTGAAATTGATAATCTTGCAACTATTTACATTGATTCCAGTGTGAATGGTGAAGGAGTTACCTACATTGCAACGTAAATTAAATAAAGCAGCTAATTTTAACAGACGTAAAAATATTAGATTAGTAAATTGGAATAATGCAACGTGGCAAATTGACGGTTCTGGTAGAGCTTATAACACGCCGACGATGGGTGGCGAGTTGTTGACGAATACGGAATTCGCCAACAACACGACGGGGTGGACGGCAGCGAATACGGCAACGTTAACAAGGCGCGATTTTGCCAGCAGTCCGAACATTGCCCCAACGGGGGGCGCCGATAATTTTGGGCTTGAAGTAACGAGCGGTGGGAATACAAACTCACTAGCGTTGCAAAATGTTACGCTGTTGAATGGTAGTTGGTATTTCGCTGGCGTGAGAGCGTATTCGCCGTCTGCGAATACGGGAACGAACGTTGCTGATTTGCGAGTCGTGCAACCTAACACAATTACACCTAACGCCAACACTTTAGAGAATACATGGCAACCAGTGATCGCCACTGGCAGAGCGACCAGTACGGTGGGAGATTTTCGATTGCGAGCGTCGTCTGCAACCGCTGGCGATTTAGCGTATTTCGACGCCCCATCACTCAAAGTTATTGTCTTGCCGACCACCCTCGCCACCGTCGCCGGAAGCACTAACAATCTGACCGTTGCTGCCAAAATTAACACCATTATCACAGGTACTCAAATAGGCGTGGCTTCATTAATAGACAATTATAATAATCCTCAAAATTTTATTATTGCTTATCATGACGGAATAAACGTAAGACTAGAAAAATGTGTATCAGGTGTATACACTCAATTAATTTCTACTGCGGTTACGTTTGTTAGTAATGCACAAATTGAAATACGTAGACCTTCGGGGAATACGTTTCAATTGTGGTATAACGGGGTACAGATAAATACAGATCAAACCGTTAGTGATTCTGAAATTATCAATAATAATCTTTATGGAATGTTTTCAACCTACAGCGATAATTTAATTAGTGAGTTTTCTTTAGGTGGCAGCGTAATTCCATTTACATTTTAAGAGGTAAATATGATTGCTTTTATCTTCGCTCTTTGTTTGGGAATGAATCAACATTGGATTAATGATACTCAACAAATGCTATCATTGCTAAATCCTCCTTGTTGGTATGATTGGGATATGAGAGAGAGTAATTTTACTAATGAGAAGTATTCACCCATGATTTGGAGAGTAACAAATACACGATTGTTGCAAGCTGGTGAATTAGCAATTAAATACCCTGGTAGAAAGTGGTTTGTTTATAATGAACCGGAAGGTTCTGATCAAGCAAATACACCCCCTGAATTAGCTGCTGATTGGTTTGATAAA